GCAATGCCCGCAGGGTTCTGAGTTACTGATAGGTCGGAATAACCGATACCTGCACCACCACTGCCTCCGACATCTGCAGCAGCAACCCACTCAGTACCAGACCATTTCAGTACTTGACCTGGGTCTGGTGACGGAACAGATACGTTTGAAAGATCGTTAAGAGAACTCGGAATTGTTGGTCTGCCAACAAGATCGGAATAATTACCAGAGAATTTGAGTGCATTAACTCTTCCATCAACGTATCCCTGAAGACCATTAATACCAGAAGTTGGAATATTAATTAATTGGGAACCATCACCATCAAAGTGACCATTAACTACCTTGACATTTCCATTAACATGAAGTCTTTCGCCTGGATTGGGGTAATTAAGACCCACATATCCCCAGTTGGAATTATTTTGGGGATGACCGCCTTGAATGGTTACCATCTCCTGCATGAGTGGATTTGATAAACCGAAGTTACCACCCTCCGATTGCATTCTAAATGTAGGAGTATTCGTGTCAGCTCTCAGTCTGAAGTATACTGCAGGTCCTTCTTCTGCATTATATTCTAGATAAACATAATTTGTATCGGCTCCGAAGGCTGCTAGTCCATTATCATCTCTTAGTTTGAGAACTGGTTCGTATCCATCAATCAACATCTCACCAGTGAGAGTCATTGTTCCAGCAATACTTACATTGCCAGTATGATCTGTACTGATAAATCCAGAGTTAACTGGATTGCCCCAGTTGTATGCTTGGTTCCAATTATCAATATCTGATGTGGAGATGCCCAATGAAATTGGAGTCTCTTGCTGCCATCCACCTATAGCTTCACGATATCTGAGGACTGCACCTTCCCATCCACCATCAGGAGGTCCACTGGGAGTATCTCCAAGTTCCAGAATAGAACTCGAAGTGTCTAACAATTGTTTCCATTCACCTGCATGAGCAAAGTATCCATGTCCAGTGTCATGAGCATGAGCAAACATACCATGCCATTGCGATGCATCTACTGTTTGTAGACCTGCAAGGGTAGGCCATACGTTGGAAAAGTAAAGTTGATTGAATATGTAAACATCATCTGTAGTTACGTTTCCTCTACCAACTACAGAGGAAAGTGTATCAGTTTCGGTATAACTTGTTAAATATCCTACTACAGAATGATCGCCCCATCCATATGCAGTGTCCCAGTTAGAGATATGAGATGCAGTAATATTACTGAAATCCCAGGTCTCATAGGGAAATCTGACACTGACAGTTGCAATTCCTTCACTAACTGGACTTACGTCCAAATGAGATCCATAATCTAATATTGTTACATTACCAAGAGTGAGGTTTTCATCACGTATTTCTAGACTACCACCTCCGCCTCCACCAGATCCAGCACTAATGATACTAGACGCAACGGAAATATTAACTCTTCCTCTTCCGTCTGGTGAAGAAACCTGGATGTTCTCTGCAAAGTTTAATTCTTTTGCAATGCCTCTTCTAACACTGTCTTCAAAAATATCAAGGCCTTGACCCGTACCAACTACACCAGTAAGTTGAGATCCATCTCCAAAGTATCTTGTCGCAGTTACAACACCAACAACGTTCAGATCAGTAGTTTCAACCGATTGTGTCGTTGTGATACCCGTGTTTGTTATACCACTGACATCAATAGACGGTCTACCAGTGAGGTTTTCTGCAAGGGTAGATATGCCTGCGGTACTAGCATAACTGATAACATTTACTCCATCACCAAGAGTGTCATAGAGTTCCGAAAAGTTCTGGTTGACTTTGTTAAGACCAGATCTTAGAGATTCTCCCTGTCCATCGTTAGGAGCACTTCCTATGTTGATAACACGTTTAGACATTAAAACCCCGCTCTTTATGCCCTATTTCTTATATTTATCGTACACATAAATAAGAAAGTTCTGTTACTACACCAATGAGAAAAATGATTAGAGAACTATTAGAGTCTATCCAAAACTGGAAAGACGAAAGAGCATTTAAGAAGAGATTGAAGATGCAGCAAAAACGCGACCCATTCATCTACAAATGATGACCAGGTGGGGAGTCTCCGCAAATAGTCACAATGCAGCGTTAAGTGTATTTGTGGGAGACCAACTGGTTTTTGCCAGTTCCAGTGAAAGATATAGTAAGATTAAAAATGATCCTCACCTCTGTAAAGAGTTGATTGATGAAGCAATGTGGTGGGGAGTTCCTCATGAACTTCACTGGTATGAAAATCCTAGACTAAAATCATTTCGACAATTTATTGCAGGTCAAAAAGTACCTAAAGGTGATAATAATGTAGGTGAGTACCTGCGTAAACATATTAAAGATGTACCTATCTACTACACCTCTCACCATAAGAGTCATGCAGCTGCTGGATATTACACCAGTAAGTTTGACAATGCAGCTATCGTAGTCTTAGATGCAATTGGTGAGTTTGAAACCTTTACCATATGGAAAGGTAGAGGTGAAAAATTAAAGAAAGTATATTCGCAATCATACCCCTCCAGTCTCGGTCTATGGTACTCTGCCATGACTCAGAGATGTGGTCTAAAACCAAATGAGGAGGAATATATTCTAATGGGAATGTCTGCACTTGGCGATCCAGACAGACTCTATAAGGATGTATTGTCAGACTTCTTTGAGTTCGGTGATAAAAAGAATCCATTCTATGTAAAACATAATCTACACAAAGGATGTATTTCATGGAAACCAGAACTTCATTCCCAAAAAGATCTTTTTGATATTGCTGCAGCAACACAAAAAGTTTATGAAAACATTCTTGAAAGAATTCTCATCAAAACAAAGTCATTAGTAAAAAGTGACAATCTAGTATTGATGGGTGGATGTGCATTGAATTGTGCAGCTAATTCTATTGTATATAAGTTCTTTAATGATGTATGGATAATGCCTGCACCAGGTGATGATGGTAGTGCTATTGGTGCTGTTCTTGCTAATCAGAACAAACACATTACTTGGCCTGGACCTTTCCTAGGTAGAAACATTGGTAGTAATGCAACAAATACAGAAATTGTAGAGTACTTATTAGAAAATAAAATATGTGGTCTTGCAAGACAACGAGCAGAGTTTGGTCCCAGAGCTCTTGGAAATCGTAGTTTAATTGCAGATCCCAGAGAAAAAGATATCAAAGATAGAGTAAATGAAATTAAAAAAAGACAGTCATTCAGACCATTTGCTCCTTCTATCTTAGAAGAATTTGCTGGTGAGTATTTTGAAATGCCCTGTGAGAAAAGTCCTTACATGCAAGTAGTTGCAAAGTGTAGGAGACCAGATCTATATCCAGCAATCTCTCATATAGATGGAACAAGTAGAGTTCAAACAGTATCTAAAGAAGACAATCCAATGTTCAGAGAATTATTGGAGATATGGTACAAAGAGACTGGTTGCCCTATGCTTCTGAACACCTCTCTAAATATTAAAGGAGAGCCTATTCTTAATAACAAAGCTCAAATCAACGACTGGGAAGAAAAATACGGAATTAAAATTTGGACATGAAAACATTATTGAGTTTTGGCGATAGTCATACTGCTGGGGCAGAGATTGATGCAGCGTGGTCTTCTGAATGTAAGGAAAAAGCTTACCCACAAAAGATTGCTGACCACTATGGAATGCGATCTGAAAACCATGCTGTATGTGGATGTGGTAATGCTTGGATATTAAAGTCTTTTATTGAAAGGATTAAGTATGCACTTTCCGAAAAGGAAGATGTAGTTGTGCATGTAGGTTTTACTGAACCAAGTAGATATCATGTCGTTGGAGCGAGAGATATTCTTCATGGAACTACTGCATTGTTAAAACCTAATGCAGATCCCCGAGCAGTTATCAATACAAAATTATTAAAGTTATACGAGTTTTGGTTAAGGTCTCATACAGATATACAGTTACATGAGATGTCTGTAGATATTATATGGCAGATTCAATCTATATGCAAGTTGTATAACATACCATATTTCTTCTCCTGTAACATAGGTGTGTTTAAAACAGATACTTCATTGATTGATGGAAGAAATTTTTACGGTTTTCATAAGGGCTTTGAAATAAAAGATGAAAAAGATGGATGGTTCTTTTTTAACGAGTTTTCTTTCTGGGGAGTAGCCACTAATAATCCTTTGTGGGAACACTATCAACATGATGATAGATGGAGCGGTCATTATCCCGAAGAGTATCACAAATTTTGGGCAGACAAACTCATAAAGTTTATAGATGAACAACAAATACTTGACACAACATCATGATATTAACTATAATGACTCTGTGGAGTTTCAAAAATAAATATAGCTCAGTTAGAGAGCTGTATGGTTGATTATGAGAACCCCTGGATTTTTGAGGGAAGAGCTTTTTTATCTGAGGATATTAACGGTATGTACGGTTTTGTCTACCGTATTACTAATACGCTCAACGGTAGAGAGTACATCGGAAGGAAATACTTTTGGCAAAAACGTAAACCAAAAGGTGGAAAACGTAGAGTCACATCAGAGAGTGACTGGAAGCGGTATTATGGGTCTTGCCCTGAACTAAAAGAGGATATAAAAAAGTACGGTAAACAGAACTTTACCCGTGAGATTATAAGTATACATACTACACTAGGAAAAGTGAACTACGAGGAAACCCGTCAGTTGTTCGTCCAGGGAGTCCTGACCGAATCGCTTGACAACGGCGTCCCGAAGTTCTACAATTCTAATGTTCTCGGCCGTTACTACAGGAAGGACTACTTTCATGGAACAAGATCTGATGAATGAGACAGACGTTCTCAAAGACAGCATCATCGATAGAATCCATGACCTAGTGGCTATGGGTGACTATCTGAATGCCGTTGCAGTTTATGAAGAATTCAAAGAATCATTTGAGGAACTTATCTGACATGTGGATGAACACCGTCTTTGTTGGTGGAACTGGAATTCTTTCAGCTTTCATTATTAATAACACTAACACCACTCCAGTGGTC